AATTACAGCATTATCTAAAACATCTCCAGATACAGATGTTGGTAACTATGTAACAGGTGTAACAAGTTTTTATGAAGATTCAACTTTATGGACTAACTTAACAGGTGGAAAGATCCCATCATATAGACAGTTAAACAATAAAAATGTCAGAGTAACACAATCAACAGGCATAGGGTATATTGGTTTAGAATTTGCTAAACATATAACTCCATCAACAGATGTAAAATATGCACCAGGCACAATTTCATATGCTAGTCCAACATTAGGAAAATTATTTTTAAGTAGAAATTCAGATATTGAAACAGCAAAATCGTATGTAGTTAGCGGAAGTAATTTTACGGTTACATGTAATCCAGCAACAAAAAGTTATAATGTAAGTACATCAGTAAACCATGTTTATACATCAGGTGGCACAGGCTGGATAGATGGTAAGGTATTAAGTGTAGTTTCTGTAAATGGAACTACTGACTTTGTTGCACAAATTCCAACCAACACAGCCGCTTACACAAGGTCTGTGACGTCAAAAGATAGTGGTAATGCTGATACAATATCAATGACAGTTCAAGACTCAGATCTAATAGCAGTAGGTGACGGTGTAACATTCTTAAATACCAATTCAAGTAATGCAACAATAGATAGCGGTGTTGTTACAGCAGTAACACCTGCAACTAAGAGTGTCACAGTAAATGGATTAACAGCAGGTGCAAGTATTGGCGCAGGTAACATGTTTGTAACACATGGTGATAATAATTCAAGTAACGTAGTAGTATATTCTGTAAACCATGGATTTGATAAAACAGAAAATGTTAATGTAGATGATGCTTCTTTTGGAAAATTTAGTTCGTCAATGGCTGTTACAAGTAATTGTGAAGCAAGTGCAAACGCATTCTCAGTTACTACATCTTCAGCAGTTACATCAGGCAATCAAGCATTAACAATTACACCTGTATTAGTAAACGGAACTACTTCAGTAACTCCTGTAATTGTAACAGATGTATCAAACATAACAATTACAAACGGAACAGGTGTAGGAACAGTTGTAGCAAGAGTAAATGCTCTTAACAAATGGCCTAAACTAAACAAAGTTCCAAACTCCGACAATCAGTTATACTTAACACATGCTGAGTCATTCCAAAAGCAACCAGAATGGTATGATGGATTTAGAATACATTCAGACTCTGCTTATACTCAAGATAAGTTAGGCTTAACAGCAGGAAACTATTCCAAGGCAGATTCTACTATTAAATCAAAATTAGAAACTTGGATGTCAGGAGCATTAACAGAACCAAGATTTAACTACTTTACAAAAGTTTATGTAGGACAAGGCAACACAGGTATATTTGCTAATTCTATAACAAACTTTAGTTCTTACAGTTTAACCATAGATGAAGATCTTAAAGAAGCAACATTTGGCTCACGTGAAGAAGCAAGAGACTTTGCAGAAATATGCAACAATGTATACTTTACAAGTCAACAGTCAGGCTTAACTGGTTATAATAAAGGACTACTTAATCTCAAAACCAATATTGAACTACTTACAAGAGATGCACTAGAAGCCGGAGAGGCCTCAACAGCATTTGCAAGTCCGGAATCAATAGCAATACCAACTAGCACTGGAAACAATGTTTTAACAAATCTTGATCCAGATGCATACAATACATTCTTTGTAGAATACAGTATGAAAGATACTAGTTCTGCTAGTAATGAAAATTATGCAAGAGTAGGCACAGTTATGTTTGGCGCAGATAAGGATCAACAAGTAGCATTTGTTAATGATCAATATTCAGACTCACATGGTTCTGCTACATCAGGTAACGTAGATCTTTACGTTCATTACACAACAGGAACAGACAAGTTTGACCTTAGGGCAAACAACAGTTTGAGTCCTGCTACTTCAGTAACAATGAATTACATTGTTCGTAAGTGGAAAGCATAAACTAAAGCATCAATGTTTGAAAAACATCATACTTCCCAAGATCGCCAAAGAATTTGGAGAGAGTTTCGCAGTCGTGATGACCTAACAGTAGATATTATAGTAGAAGAATTTGGTAGGATAAAGACCTTAAACCATTACTTAGATTACTACACACCCAAGTCTTGGCCTAACATTTTTACCATAGTATACGATGGGCATTTTTGCCAAACTGGCGTAACATTATTGATGATTGCTACATTAGATTATAAAGGCTTCATTACTGATAGTGATTTAACATTGCCTGTGATAAGTAATAACGAGATCGGAAATACAGGTATAGTTTATGAATTTAATAACAACTTCCTTAACTTCTCGCCCGGAGATCAGACCCCTAAGGAAGAAGCCTTAGAACAAGGTACAGTATATCAGACTCATAAAGTTGAAAAAAATGTAATTTATTCTTGACTTTACTGTAGTTTTATATTACAATAAAAGTCTGGTAAATATATTTTTTAAAACAAAGATTTAGAACAAACATATACGGATTCAAACACACATGCAAGTAATAAAGAGAGACGGCCGACAAGAAGACTTAGACATAGACAAACTACACAAGGTAGTAATGTATGCCTGTGAAGACATAACAGGTGTAAGTGCAAGTCAAGTAGAGATCAACAGTAAGATTCAATTCTTCGATTCAATAAAAACAGAAGACATCCAAGAAACATTAATTAAAAGTGCCGCTGATCTTATCTCAGAAGAAACACCAAATTATCAATATGTAGCAGGTAGACTTATTAACTATCATTTGCGTAAAATGGTCTATGATAGTTTTACACCACCATGTTTGTGTGATATTATTGATAAAAATATCGATGCAGGTTTTTATGATGAAGAGTTTAGAGAACTATATACTAAAGATGATATAGATGACCTCAATGAACATATCAATCATGACCGTGATGAAGTATTAACTTATGCGGCAATGGAACAATTCCGTGGCAAGTATCTTGTACAAAACAGAGCAACTGGCGAAATATTTGAAACACCACAAGTTGCATACATGATGATTTCAGCAACATTGTTTAGCAAGTACCCAGCAGAAACTAGACTGCAATACGTTAAAGCATATTATGATGCTATTAGTCAATTCAAGTTAAGTTTACCTACGCCTATTATGGCTGGCGTAAGAACACCACAAAGACAGTTTAGTAGTTGTGTTCTTATTGAAACTGATGATAGTTTAGATAGCATTAATGCAACCACAAGTGCTGTGGTTAAGTATGTAAGTCAAAAGGCAGGCATTGGAATTGGAGCAGGAAGTATCAGAGCAGTTGGTTCTAAGATTAGGAGTGGTGATGCTACCCACACAGGAGTTATTCCCTTCTATAAATTATTCCAATCAGCAGTTAAGTCATGCTCACAAGGTGGAGTAAGAGGTGGAGCGGCTACATTATACTATCCTATTTGGCATCTAGAAGTAGAAGATTTATTAGTATTAAAGAATAACAAAGGTACAGAAGATAACAGAGTACGTCATATGGACTATGGTGTACAGTTTAACAAACTTATGTACGAAAGACTTATTGCTGGTGGCAACATTACATTATTCTCACCACATGATGTTCCTGGACTGTATGATGCATTTTTTCAGGATCAAGACAAATTTCAAGAGTTGTACGAAAAAGCAGAACGTATGACTAGTATTAAAAAGAAAAGTATTCCTGCTATAGAACTGTTTAGTGCATTCGTAACAGAACGTAAAGACACAGGTAGAATATACTTAATGAATGTTGATCATGCAAATACACATGGTGCATTTATTGAAGACGTAGCACCAATTAAACAAAGTAATTTATGTTGTGAAATTAACTTACCTACAAAGCCGTTAAAAGAGATTAATGATCCAGATGGTGAGATTAGTTTGTGTACATTAAGTGCTATCAATTGGGGAGTAGTAAAAGACTTAGATGATATGCAAAAAGTATGCGACTTGGCTGTAAGAGCATTAGATGAACTTTTAGATTATCAAGAGTATCCTGTACTAGCCGCAGAACTTAGCACAATGAAAAGACGCCCTTTAGGCGTAGGTATTATTAACTTTGCATATTGGTTAGCAAAACATGACAGCACATATCAAGAGCCAGACTTAGAACTAATTGATGAGTGGACAGAAGCATGGAGTTACGGACTTATCAAAGCAAGTGCGAATTTGGCAATAGAAAAAGGTGCAATTTCAGGAAATATGGAAACAAAATATGGACATGGTATTACACCTAACCAAACATACAAAGAAGAAGTTGACGGATTAGTTAAACACAAAGAAAGAATGGATTGGAAAGGGTTGAGAAAACAGTTAGCAGAAACTGGAATTCGTAATTCAACACTAATGGCAATTATGCCTGCTGAAACCTCGGCACAAATCAGTAACAGCACAAATGGTATTGAACCACCGCGTAGTTTTGTTACTGTTAAACAAAGTAAGCATGGTATTTTAAAACAAGTAGTACCTGGTTACCCTAGACTAAAAAACAAGTATGATTTACTATGGGATCAGAAGAGTCCAGAAGGATATTTAAAGATTATGGCTGTATTACAGAAGTACATAGATCAAGGTATTTCGGTAAATACATCATACAATCCAGAACACTACGAAGAAGAAAAAGTTCCTATGAGTGTGTTGCTAGGTGACATTATTAACTTTTATAAGTATGGCGGCAAACAGTTATACTATAACAACACATACGATGGACAAGGCGAGATAGATATTAATAAAAAAGAAGTAGAGCAACCGATGTTTATTTCCACAGAGATCATTGACGATGAAGACTGTGAGAGTTGCAAGATTTGAAAAAGAGAAAAATGAGTGTACTAGATATAAAAAATAAATCCGATCATACTAAAGCAATGATGTTTTTGGATAACAATGGTGGCATGGGTATGCAACGATTTGATATTCTTAAATACAAGCAGTTTGAGAAATTAACAGATAAACAACTAGGCTTTTTTTGGAGACCAGAAGAAGTAGATATTACCAAGGATTCAACTGACTTTAAAAATCTTACTGACTTTGAACAGCATATATTTACAAGCAATTTAAAGAGACAAATACTACTTGATAGTGTACAGGGTCGCTCACCTAATCTTGCTTTCTTGCCTATAGTAAGTCTACCTGAGTTAGAAACTTGGATTGAAACTTGGGCATTCTCAGAAACAATTCACAGTAGAAGTTATACACATATTATTAGAAACGTGTATCCTAACCCAAGTAAAATATTTGATGAGATGTTAGACATTGAAGAAATATGTGATTGTGCAGATAGTATTACATCAAGGTATGACCAACTTATAGAGTTAAACGAGTTACGAAACAAAGGCTATAAGTCTTATAATGAATACGAGCATAAGAAAGCAATATGGCTATGCTTAATGAGTGTAAACATTTTAGAAGGTGTACGTTTCTATGTTTCATTTGCATGTAGTTGGGCCTTTGCAGAACTTAAGAAAATGGAAGGTAATGCTAAAATTATCAAACTAATTGCTAGAGATGAAAACGTTCACTTAGCAAGTACACAACAAATGCTAAAACTTTTACCACAAGAAGACAAAGACTTTGCAAAGATAAAAGAAGAAACTTATGCAGAATGCACACAAATGTTTTTAGATGCAGTAGAGCAAGAAAAAGAATGGGCAGACTACTTGTTTAAAGACGGAAGCATCATTGGTCTAAATGCAGAACTGTTAAAGCAGTATGTAGAATTTATTGCTGGTAAACGTATGCATGCCGTAGGACAAGAAAAAATATTTAACACGGGTACTAATCCTCTTCCTTGGACTCAACAATGGATTGCAGGTGGTAGTGTCCAAGTAGCACCACAGGAAACTGAGATTAGTTCTTACATCATAGGCGGAACTAAACAGGACGTAGAAAAAGATACGTTTAAAGGTTTCAGTTTATAATCTATTTTAAATAAGGCGTTCATAAATACTAGCATGTATAACTTAAAAGAAGATCTAGGCAAAATAAAATCTATAAAACTAGCCAATGGAGTCGAAATTATTGCAACTCTACTTGCTGTTGATAGTAAATCAGGTGTTGTAAATTTAGGAGAACCTAGAGTCATTGTTATTAACGATGATGAACTAGCACTTATTCCTTATATTTTTACAGGTGCATCAGAAGAAGTAATGATTGCACTTTCACAAATTCAATCGATGGTGGATACACTTCCACAAAGTGCATCAGATTACACAGGAATTATTGAAGGCAATAAAAAAGAAGATTAGTATAGATAAATACTAATATGCCAGGAATAGCAAGAGTATCAACAGACAACACACAGGGAATCATCACTGGGCCAGGTTCATCCACA